GTGGGCTAACCCTAAATGGTGAGTTTCAAATAACTTATACCGCAGGTAACACATATACCATAACAGCTTCTGAGGCAGCGTCTTCTAGTGCTACTGGTGGGGGTACAGTATCAGCGGCATATCAAATAAATGTCGGTCCTGAAACGGAAGTGCCTCTTGAGGGTTGGGGTGCAGGAGGTTGGGGTGAAGGTTTTTGGGGTATTGGTGCTACAGGCACTGATGCACTTCGTTTGTGGAGCCAAGGTAACTTTGGTGAAGACTTAATATTTGGTGCAAGAGGAGGATCTTTATTTTTTTGGGATGCCTCCGAAAGTGACGCGCTAAATGTAAGGGCTACCCTTTTAAGTGCAGAATCTGGAGCTTCTGGTGTACCTACTGTGCAAAATTTTATCCTTATATCAGATATAAACCGCTTTGTGTTTTGTTTTGGTGCTAATCCAGTAGGATCATCAACACAAGACCCTATGTTAGTGCGATGGTCGGATCAAGAAGATGCTACAAATTGGACACCAGCAGCTACAAATCAAGCAGGGGATTTACGTTTTTCGCGTGGTTCGGAGATAATAGCGGCCCTACAAACTAAACAAGAAATATTAATATGGACAGATAATTCTTTATACTCTATGCAATATGTTGGTGCTCCTATAGTATGGGCTGCACAAATTGTTGGAGAAAATACATCAATTATATCTCAAAATGCAGCGGCAGTTGCCAGTAATGTTACCTATTGGATGGGTAAAGAAACATTTTACATGTATGATGGCACTGTAAGAAATCTTCGTTGCGATGTTAAAAAGTATATATTTACAGATATAAATACTGATAACGTAGCCCAGATATTTGCAGGGACAAATGAGGCATTCAATGAGGTATGGTGGTTCTATCCATCGGCAGATAGTACAACAACTAATAGATATGTTATCTACAACTATGTTGAAAATATCTGGTACTACGGCAATATTACTAGGACTGCATGGCTAGATTCTGGCATAAGAGATAACCCAGTAGCTGCCACAAGCAATAATAAAATAGTGGAACACGAAGTTGGAGTTGATGATAATGAAACGGCTACAGCCACAGCAATAACTGCTTCCATAACGTCTGCACAGCAGGATTTAGATGATGGGCATAGATTTATGTTTATATCTAAGATGATACCCGATGTAAGTTTTGACGGGTCTACGGCAGAAAGCCCCGTGGTAACAATGTCTTTATTACCGTTAAAAAATTCAGGATCAGGCTACAATTCTCCAGTATCTGAAGGTGGTAATAGTGAAGGGACAGTAACAAGAACAGCAACCGTGCCAGTAGAAAAATTTACAGATCAAGTATTTTTACGCATACGAGGTAGGCAATTAAGTTTTAAAATAGAATCAACTGGACTTGGAACTACTTGGCAGTTAGGTAGTCCTAGACTAGATATAAGAGCTGATGGGAGAAGGTAATGGCTACAGTAGACTTTACTCAGTACAACTTAACGTTTCGTGCGCCAGCTCTTCCTTCACCCCCAAAAGAATATAATCAAGCCTCTTTCGAGCAGTTTAACAATACATTACGAATTTACTTTAATCAGTTAGATTCTGCTTTGCGTAGTAGCGTGTTATCAGATAAATCTGACGCTGCTAGTTGGTTTTTAAGCTAATGTCTAACACGTTTGTAAATGCAAAGGTAGACCTGTCTACTACTAACGTAACCACGTTGTACACTTGTGCTGCGCTAACCACTGGTATAGTAAAATCTATATTGGTATCGGAAGACTCAGGAAATGCAGATACAATTACTCTTACTATCACCTCTGGTAGTGATGTATTTAGCCTATTTAAGACCAAAGCTGTTAGTGCAAATGCCACCGTAGAACTACTTTCAGCACCTCTTGTCGTGCAGGCTAGTGAGATACTAAAAGTCACCGCTGCTACCGCCAACCGTTTACATGTAGTTGCCAGCATATTAGAGGTGACCTAGTGGACGATAAAGCCCTTGAAGAACTTATTGAAGAATTACTATCTCAAGGTTACACAGAAAGAGATGTTCTTATGGGTGCTGTGGGCCTTGATGGATACGAAAGAGGGGTAGGTCCACTTCAAGACGGAAAAATGATATTTGACTTAAATCAAGACGGTAAAGTTAATTCTACCGATGCTTTGTTATACGCAAAAAATAAAGCTCCTGTCCAAGAAAAAGTTTTTGATGATTTGTATGGCACCATTGACTATTCATCCTTTAAAGTAAAAAAAGGAACAGATGAAGATGGGCGTAGTTTATTTTTTGAAGGTTCTACAAACCCTGACTATGACAAATATATAGAAAACGATCAGGGTTATAGAATAAATCATATGGGAGAAGTTTTAGATAAAGAAGGCAATCCTGTATATATAAACGGTGTAGAACAAAGAGTTCATCTAACTGATGGGGATAGTGATAAAAATTACAAACCTGCCGCTATTGCTGCTATGCAAGATGATAACAAAACTGTTTTTGGTGAATATTACGCATCACAACTAGACGACGATGTTCTTAATTATCTTTCATCTGAAGGTCTTGATTATAGTAATGACGGCACTGCTGATTTTCTTAACATGGGCTATGAAGATGCTTATGGCTATAGTGTAGGTGCTGTTAATGAGGGTCCAGATGGTTCTTCATTTAGTTTTAGGGATTCTAATGAGGTAGGCAGGTCTTACGATCCCACTACTGGAGAAGTAATGACTGATGTTTTGTATGAAACCGCCATAGGAGATTTAGATAAATTTAAAAATAGCGGTGCCGTTGCTAAAGATGGATCTAAATTTAATATTATAGATGCTTGGAAATCTTATACTTCCTCTCCTACTTACGATCAAAATTTTGAAGAATTAGAAAGAATATTTGATGCCCAAAGGAGCATAGCTGAAATGCAAGGTGGAGACGATCCTGATTATGGGGACTCTCCTACTGTTCTATATGCGGAGCCTAAACTTGAAGGAGCATCAGGAGCATATGATTATGCAAGTGGCACTGCTAATAGAACAGCATTTAATTATTTGGTTGCAGAATCAGGGTTAGATAAAGTAAAAGAAGCAGACATGTCTGCATTTAACCATTTATTACCTGATATACCTGATCTTACTGGACCTATTGCTTTTGAAAATAAGGTATATATGAAACTACCGGGGGACGTGTTTAATCCTGAGATGTATGGAGTAGGAGACAGGAATACAGTTCAACTGATAGACCTTGACCCTAATGCTCCTGTGGGGTCTTACAGTGTCGTAGGTATAAAAATACCTCCTGAAAGAGACGCAAATTTCTTAGATGCTTTTAATTTTGCTATGAATGCTTGGAATGTTGTTTCTGGAGGCGCAATAAGTCGGGTACTTAATTTTGCAGCAACAGATGGGGAGGGGATAGGAAGAAAAGATATAGAAGCCCTACAAGGATTAAGGGACTCATTTGAAGGACCAAATGCTCCTTCTTTAGATAAATTATCAAAGACCCTCAAAGATTTAGGACTAAGTGGAGATATCGATACAGGGATAGATCCAATAACAGGTGAGTCAACTGTAGTAATAACAGACCCTCAAGGTGAAGTAGTAACTCCAACAGGTGAACAACCTGACATGCCTGACATAGAAGAACCAACAATAATTCCACCTGAAGAACCGCCCGTAGATATAGGAGACCCTGATTTAAAAACTCCTTTAGATGTAAAACCTCCTAAGTTGGATCAACAAGTAGAGCCTGTAGAAACAAAAGACAAAGATGATGAAGCTGAAGGTGGCGGAGGTGGAGATGAAGAACAAACTTCCGGCACCGGGCAGGGTGGAGGGAAAGAGGCCGTTGTAGAAGATACTGGCACTACAGAAGATACTAGCACTACAGAAGATACTGGCACTACAGAAGATACTGGTACAGAAGATACTGGCACTACAGAAGATACTAGCACTACAGAAGATACTGGCACTACAGAAGACGTTGTAGAAGGTACTGGTACAGAAGGCACTGACACTACAAAAGGTACTGGTACTACAGAAGATACTGGCACTACAGAAGATACTGGCACTACAGAAGATACTGGTACTACAGAAGATACTGGTACTACAGAAGACGTTGTAGAAGGCACTGACACTACAGAAGGTGCTGGTACTACAGAAGGCTCTGGCACTGATGTTATAGAGGATCGTGATACTACAAGTGGTAGTGACGAATCAGATTTAATTTTTACAAGAATAGATAAAGACGGTAACGTAATAAAAAATAAAGATGGTGAGGATGCAACCCGTAGTCAAATAGACAGACTTGATACCCTTGAAAATATATTTGGTAGAAACCCTAATAATCCTGATGATGATGTAATACCAAGAGATAAAAGAGAGGGTGTAGTACCGTCAGAAATTTTAGAACAGTCTGAAGGTGCAATATGGGGAGAAACAGGCACATTTAGAGTGTTGGGTGTTGATGGTATAACGGTATATGATTTTGATAATATGACAGCTCAAGAATTTCCTGCTCCTGAAGATACTGACACAGAAGGTGACGGTGCTATAGACCAAGACCAAGACCAAGACCAAGAACAAGAACAAGAACAAGAACAAGAACAAGAACAAGAACAAGATACTGACACAGAAAATATTAATTTAGACCCTATGGGCCTTCCTTCTCTCCTAT